AGTCTATTCCATGCCAATATTCAAATAACAATGCACCATTGGTAGAAATAACAGAATTAGCTTTTAAAAGTATAGACCATAAGTGAATGTCTTGTGCATTATCATTTACCAATACATAAACAGCTTCCAATCCTAATTTTAAATTTTCATTTATTTCACCAATTGGATTGTCCGGTTGAATTGCCGATAACAATACTGGATCAATACAAGGTACAATAGCTTTAAATTTATCTGATTTAATAGATAATCTATTGCTATCTAATTGTGTGATTGAAAGATTTTGCCCACATTTAGATAGTGCGTCAATCATTAATTTATTGTTTGGTGCCGCATATATTTCTTCATTGATTAAATGACCTGTTCCTAAGATACCATTGAATGCAGTAGCAGTTTTATTATTCAATAAAATATGTGTTTCGTTTGGTGTTCCTTTGTCAGAAAGGACTACCGAACAAAATTTAAGAGCCTCTACAAAAGGATTAGGTTCTATAGAGGCTTTTGGTTGTCTTGGTTTACGAGCCATTTTTCATAAAATTGACTAGACGATTTTGATACCACAAAGCCTTTTCATAATCTTCTAATTCATTTCCTTTGTACTTAGCTCTATCATTGTAGGTGTACACAGAAGCTTTGAGAAAACCAATGACTTCTTCTTTAGTCATTCGATTTTCTAAAACTTTAATTGCTTCATAAGGATTATCTGCACCACCATAATGTGACGGATGATTTACATTATCTTTTACAATATAATCATTAGGTAATCTTATTCTTAAAGTTTCTCCTACTTTCCATTCACCAGCTTTAGTTCTAGCTAAAGCTTCATTCAATCCAGCTATAATTTTATCTGCTGGTCGTGGTTTGCGTACTTTTCTCTTAGTTGTTTTTCTTTTAGCCATTTCTTTTTCTCCAAGTTTCACTTACCAATGTCATTCCAAAAACATTTAAACAAGCTTCAGCATTTGCTAATGTTATAGGTCTTTGATTTTTTATGTATCGTTGTAAACTTCTTCTATCAATTCCTGATAACATTGCAAGTCTATCTGTTCCTATTTGCCTTTCCTGCATTTTCTCACATATAATTTTAATTATAGGGTGAGAAGAATTTGATGGTTTAATTGTTTCGCGCATTAAAATGGTATATCTGTATGAGTTTCACAACCACACACTATAACTTTAGCTGGTGGTTTTTGTTTATAATATTGACAAGTTTCATTTTTCTCATTCCAATAAGCACAATTTAAACAAGTCCTAAACATTCCTATATCCATCATATAATCAGTAAGCAATGAAGATAAATTTTTCATTGCTTCCAATCTAATTTTATCAGTTAAAATTAATTCTGCGTCTTTTCTAATCATCACCACTCACAACTTAATACTTCTGGATATTTTTTATTGACGTGAACCACGATCTTTCTAGGACAACGTAATTCACTATTAAATCTTAAAGCATCGTCTGTAAAGTCAGGTGGTTCTGTTTTATGTCTTTGCTTCCACCAATTTTTAAAATTATGCCTTGGAAGTCCTTTGTGTTCTGGAAATACATTTTCATTAAATGCTTGAATACCTGTAAAGTAGGTTACTCGAATATATGGTTTACCATCTTTGCGTGATTGTTTCTTGGAATAAATTACATATTGAACATCAAAAGTTTCAAAGACTGGTTTGTCTATTTTAATTAATTCTTCTGTGCCAGCACTCTTAATTATTTTAGTTTGAAATTCAAATTCATTACCACAATCACAACAGAAGCGAACGCGAGCATGATTGTAGGCACCACAATTTTCACATATTTTAACAGGTGCGTCACCACCTTTTTCACCTTTCTTACGAGGAATGATAGGATCATTAATTGGTCCTAATCGTGGTGTATTACGCGCAAAATCTAATACGAGGCAATTTTCTTTATTTGGATAAGGTCTAGTACCACGTCCTAGCATTTGTATCCATAAAGGAACGCTTAATGTAGGTCTAAGCATTCCAATTAAATCAATTGCAGGATGATTAAAACCTGTTGTTAGTTTTCCATAATTAACTATTGCTTGTATCTCGAAATTTTTAAATTCTTCAATACTTTTATCATTAAATTCCATTGGCTTTTTGGAATGGATAGCGGCTGCTTCCACTCCAAACGTATCCAACATATCAGCTATATGTTCTGCGTGTTCTATACCTGATGCAAATATAAGCCATGACTTTCTATCGGCACCGTAATGGATAATTTCTTTTAACGCCGCTTCTGTAATCCGGTCAACGTCAACTGCTGCTTGTAATTCATTAGCTTTAAATTCATTATTCTGAATACCTACATTAGAAACATCTAATTCAGTCTTTGTTCGCTTGGGTACAAGAGGACAAATATAACCATCGTCAATCAACTGATTAAATTTATCCAGTCCTGTAATGTCATGAACAATATCTGTGAACACTCCATTTTCAGTAATGTACCCCATACCCATACGAAAGGGAGTAGCAGACATTCCAATGACTTTTAAATATGGATTTATTATTTTCATTGTCGCAATGAAGGTCAGGTATTGACTGCTTTCATTGCTGGAAACCAAGTGTGCTTCATCTATTATAATTATATCTCTATGACCAAATTGAGCAGGATTTTTTATCATGCTTTGGATACCACCAAAGATGATTGGAAAGGCTATATCCTTCTGTTTAAGTCCTGCTGAATAAATACCGGCTGGTGCGTTAGGCCATAGCTCCATCATTAAATCATAGTTTTGCTTAATCAATTCTTTGACGTGCGTTATAATTAAAAATCTTTGGTTAGGCCATATTTTCATTATTTCCATAATGAATGTAGCAGGGATAATAGATTTACCTGTTCCTGTAGGCCATGCAATGACAGGATTACCTTTGCCTCCATTCTGAAAATAATTCCATATGGCAGTTAACCCCTCGATTTGGTATGGTCTAAGAGTAATCATGAATTTACCGACAAGTGATACTCACAACCTTTTTCGATGTACTCTTGTGGGATGACAGAATTAAATCTATTACAGAACCATTCTTTGTTGGCTATAGGACTGGATAATTTGCACGATCTACAATTTATTTCAACTGGTTCATTTTCATGACAAATTTTACTAAAATCACAAAACTTACATTCAAAATAAGATGGTTGTTCGCTGATTTTAGCTGGTGGAAAATTTGATAAAATTATATCTTCAGCTTTCTTTTCAAGTGCCGCTCCATAATTCCAGTCAAGGGGAACGATTTTGATTATAAGGTCGCTATCATTTTTATTTTCGATTACATAAACACAATATTCAATTTGATGCTTGAAACCATATTGGCACATTTGTGCGTAATGTTTTGGTTTTTCTTTCGGTACTCCATTCTTACCAACATTGACAAATCCTGAACCAGTGTTGTTTGTTTTAAATTCAAACAAAACTTTATTTTTATAATTATATCTTTCAGGTAAGTAACCCCAACTATCTAATGAGCCTCCATAGTGACCTTCACAACCTGATATTCGGAATTGTTTACCATCTTCAGTCTTATCAAAAATAACAAATCCAATACCTTTTAAATATTCAATAAAACGTGGTTCTGCATTATGACCAACTTGAAATAGTCTATGCATTCTACCAGAAAATGTTTCACGTCTTACCCAACGAAAAGTGTACCATAAGCGACGTGAACACGGATCACCAATAATAGATGCTCCTAAATGTTTTCTATGACCTTCTGAATATTTATTGACACACCATTCATCTATTTCTCTAAGAATGGTTTGCTCTAGGTTTTCTCTTTCATCTTTATTAGAAAGATTTGTCATTTACATTTCCAATTAAATTGATAGGTGGATTGCTCCACCTATCAAG